ACTGTTGTTTTTTTTTCTTTTATTACGACGTAGTCGTGTGGAAATACATCTGTTATGTATTTCTTAAACCAGTCATATCCTATTCCCGGTTTTCTACTCATAGTGCAGTATTCGTGTTTGTTTTGTGTCACCTCCCCTGTTAAGGGATCTATTTTTGTTTGTTCTTCTGTTCCTTTTTGTTTTTTCATTACATATCTTGCTACATAACTTGCACTTTCTAATTCGCAATTACCTATGGTGTTAAAACCATAAGGCCATAATGTTTGTAATTCTTTACTTTCGTATATTTTATATCCGTTTCTTTCTGTATGTAATGTTTTGTCTGGGAAGTCATAACCAAATATTATTGCATGATAATGTGGTCTTTTGTTTTGTTCTCCATATTCTCCACAATGGAAGAATCTGATATGCTTCCCGTGCTTCTTTCTCAGACGTTTCATAAAACGCTGAAATTCACGCACATCTAGAGAAGTAGGTACTTCTCTTTTATTTAATGATTCTGGATTAAATGTTAATGTTATAAAGCACGACTTATCGTGCATTTGGGCCTCGTGCATAATACGAGTTGCCCATTGTCTGCTATAGTTTAGTCTACACCCTACACATTGCCCACATGGTAAATTAAACCCCTTCGCATAAGGGAAGGGGCTATTAAATACTATTTTACCATCTATTCTGAAGGCAGTGAGAGGGTGGTAGCATTTCATTATTATATTCTATAACCGCCTCGCATAGGCTTAATGTTATTTTTTCTATTTACTTTCATTGCTGTTCTTTTAAAAACTTTTGATGAACGTTTTCTACTCATTTTTTTTCTATACATATATATCTCCTATTAGGTTGGTGTCACTCCACACAGTTGACATCAAGTAGCCAACTGTGTGGCCTATTCCTTCGGCTCTTGAGCTATGGGTGGCTCGACGCTCTCAGGAATAGGGTCTGTAGCTGAGGACGGAGCCACAGCTTGTTGGGATTGTTCTATAAATCCCATTTTTATTAATTCGTCTTTGTTATCCGGATTACTTACAAATTCGTAGAATTTTCCCGGATTGTTATCGAATTGTTTTCTTATATCTGACGGAATTGACATGAATTCTTCCTGTGCATTTTTAACCAGGTCTAATGCTTCTCTGTAATCAGTTACTTCAGAGAAATCTCCGTATCGTGCTTGGCCACGATGTACGTGTTCAATGATTCCGTTACGATCATGTCTTTTTATTATATTAATTATGTCGCATTCCTCTTGGAAATGCTGTTGGGTAAGGGATTCACCCTCTGTATGAAAGAAACATGGCTTATGAGGCTCATAAGCTGTTCTAAAAGGTATTACTTTTTCTAGTTTTTTCATTAATATCCTCGTATTTTATTAAATTCTTGATAGTTTTTTCCAATACGCAGTTTCATGCGTTTGTCAAATTTGCTTTTTAATTTTTGTTTTAATGTCCGTTTGTATACTTTTGGTATAGGATATTTTGATGTTTTAGGCTTTTTAGGTTTAATCGTTGTACTTTTTCCCAAATTTTGAGCCATATGTTTTGCGGAATATGCCGCTTTAACTCCTTGTCCGTATACGCCGGTTGCATGTTCCAACGGGATACCCGTTGTATTTGCAAATTTTTCAGCATGTTTATTAATGCCTATATTTTGTGCTAATTGTTTATTTTGCATATACGAATTAACACCTGCTACTCCAGCTTCAACTGGAGTTGCTTTTTGTGCTACATAACTAGCACCAGTGGGGGTTGATGCACCCCCCATTTTTCCGGCTAAAATTGGATTTAGTCCGGCTTTTTGCATATCTTTCATACCTCTTTGATATGAAGTATCTGAATTATATTGCTGAAAAGCCATCTGCTTTGCAGTAGCTAATCTTGTTTGTTTATTGGCTGATTTTGTTGCTTGCCTATTTAAATAGGCAGAGCCTACAGCCATGGCAATAGGTAATAATGCCATTAGAAATGATCAATCAGACCCGGTACACCATATGTAGGCATAGGTCTTGCACATTTTAATTTAAAGTACATATCCAAAATCATATTTGGATAATTCTGTACTGCTGTTACTCGGTCTACTGGCGGATTTTCTTCTATAAATGAAGCATTTAATGCCGGCAGTGAACCGAAATCTTGAGCTAAATGCCAAGTGTCTAAGCTTTGTGCGAAGTTAGATCGCATTTGTCCAGTTACAAAGCTTGGTTTGTAGCGGTACTCAGCGTACCTTTCTTGATAGCCGAATACTGAGTCGTCGGCTGTTGTTCCTTGGGCGTAAATTTCTTTATTAAGAATTGACTGTTCTCCAAGATGTGCTAGGGCAGGCCAGTAGAAATCAAACTTCGTTTGTCTACTAAAGTGTCTTGGTAACCCTTGTTGGTATGTGAGATCAGCATATACATTAGCTAAGCCTATTATTACTGAATGCTCAGTAAATGATTTGCTAAATTTATGACCCATAAATCCAGTTGTTGCATAACCTGAAAGGTTACCTTGTGGCGTAGTTGTATCTGTAGAACTTGTCTGTGCTATAGGATTAACATTAATCCTATCTTTTCCACCGCCTAAATATTCTGGTCTTTGTAATCTAGCATCTGGTGATGTAACTCCAAAATGGCTTTGGATTACTTCTGTATATCTTGTTCCACCTCTGGCGTCTTTTTCGTAAAGACGTTGTATTTGAAATGCTTCTCTTAATTGGTTTATTGTTGCAGCAGTTGCTTCTGATAAATCAGCAACCATTCCAGATTCGCCAGATTGTACTACACCAATACCATCTAAAGATGTATTGCCTGGTGTATCACCTTCTGTTCCAACATTAACGTTGTATAAATTGCCATAGCCAACAATACCTAAAGATGGATGACCGGAAATTCCAAAATTCATTGAACCGTTATTTAATCCTAATGTTTTTCCATTTCCATGTACTGGAGCTGTTGTACCTAGAGGTAAGCTAACTGCTTCTCCTTTTTGTGGCCAAGGTAAAGCACTTGTGAAATAATCGTGTCTTTTACCTCTTTTAAGCAAGGTATAATTACTTGCTGTATCTGGTCCGTCTCCTTTGTCGACTGTTACGCTGTTTTGAAGATTTTCATCTCTAAACCAGTCGTTATATATTAAATTATATGCTCTTCCGCATAAATTATTAAATGTTAATGCAACATCGGTTGGAACACCGAAATAATCATATAATGTGCTATTTGTTGCTGTTGTTGTTGTTGTTGGTACTAAATAATCCGTGCTATCGCCCGGGTTTGTTTGCTCTCCGCAAAACTTTTCCCAGTTGTCCCATATAAGTCTATATGGTACTGCAAAAAAGAATGTTTCTATATATAAATTATCCATAAATGGGTTTATTGGTGTAGCCAAACGGCCAAAGCCGTTGGCATCCATTTGAAATGTATCACCGGGTAATGCTTCATCATAGAAAATTGGAATTAAATTTCCTGCATCAAATGTTGTTTTTAAACCGTGATCTCTATTAAAAACTGATCTTTGTATATCTACTTTAGGTACTCTGCTAAAGTCTTTGCTTAATGTTGATGGTAATGCCCCTGATGATATATTCATTATTATTCCTTTTTTGTTGAATCCGAAAGTACTTCGAATTCTATTATTATTGTTGTTTCAGTAGGGCTTACAAATCCCTCTGTTTCTACCCATCTACCAATTCTTGCTAAATGGTAATCTTTTGGATATTTCCCAAAAGGTAGTTCTGGTCGTTGTAATAAGTCCGTACAAGCTCGTATTGCAGTGCCATCTGTAAGTTCTATAAATGGTGGTGCATATATTTCTGATACTTTGTCGTATATTGAATAAATATTTTTTGAATTGTCTTCTTTTGTCATTGTTTTGTCCTCGTTGTCGCATAATGTTTAACATGCTGATTATGGTTACATAATATATATTACGAGTCAAACTTTTTTTATAGGTCTCTTATAAGCTGTTTTAAGCTTTGTAATTTTACTTCTTCTTCTACCCATAGACGGTCAAGATTTTCATCATAGCCGTCATACACTGGCTTTTCTTTTTGTCTTTCTTTTCTGGCTTGTTTTATTTTTTCATATAACTCAGGGTTATATGTTTCTTTATGTAGCGGATTATTTAATAGTTCAAGATAATATCTTGGTACTGTTGTTTTTTTTTCTTTTATTACGACGTAGTCGTGTGGAAATACATCTGTTATGTATTTCTTAAACCAGTCATATCCTATTCCCGGTTTTCTACTCATAGTGCAGTATTCGTGTTTGTTT